CTCGTGTAACCAAGCCGACTGACATTCGCTAGTCGCCAAGCATCAAGTCTCACCCCGACGGACTTCTTGGAACCGTCGGGGTTTCCTTTTTAACTAGAACACTTGTTCGATAACACTTTTTGACAACGAAAGACAAACAGCCACACAGACACACCTAGCAGCCTCGCTAACGGCTTTTACCCTACTCTTAGCCACAACCACGCAGGCATCACAGCGAACGTCCGACCTGAGCGAAATGGTGGGTCTTGCCCAGTGAACACGCACCCGAACAAGTGTTCGAATAAAACACTAGTTGTTATCTAATTGTGATAAGTAGTTTCTAAATGTTCTTGCTTATTATTTGATAACTGCTACCATCCGCAGGGTTACACCTGCGCACCTGTTGTAAACTATTTGTATCGGATAAGAGTCAGCTCTGCCGACCCTGCTGTTGAGCGTTAACGCCACTGCATCCTAAATGCAAATTACCTAACAAGGAGACTAAATGTCTGAGTTCATTAAGACTCAGCACGAAGTTCGCAACAACCTTATTACGCAGGTTCGAGAAGTTATTGACTTCGCCGAAGCTGAAGGTCGTGGACTAGACAGTGCTGAACTAGCAAAGATTGACGCAATCGAAGTTGACATCCGCAAGGCGGACGACAGCATCACGATCGCTCAGCGTTCCGAGGAGCGCAACGTAGAAGCATCATTGGCAGCCAAGGGATTTGTCCCAGCGGTTTCCGAGGAGCGTTCTTCTGCCGACATCTTCCGAGCAATGGCTCGTGGAGAACAGCGCAACCACACCTTCGAAAAGCGTGCGGCTCTCGTGCCATCAGGCAACACAGTACCAAAGTCGTTCTACGATGAGGTCTTTGATGTTGCTCGTTCAGTTGGCCCAATGCTTGAGATTCCTCAGATCATCCAGACAACCTCTGGTGAAGATTTGACAATCCCAGTTTTGAACGCATATTCTGCAATGACCCTAAAGGGCGCTGGCGCACAGCTTGACGATGTTGAGCCTACTTACGCAAGCATCACTCTGCAAGCTTTTAAGTACGGTGGAATTATTCAAGCAGCTAACGAACTAGTTGCAGACGCCGGGTTTGACCTTGGCTCGCACCTAGCAGGTCAGGCTGGAAACGGCATTGGCTACGCAGTAAACGCTGCGCTAACCGTTGGCACTGGTTCTTCACAGCCAAACGGAATCGTTACAGCATCCGGTGCTGGCGTAACTGGTGCGACTGGTGTTGCAGGTGCTTTCACTGCCGACAACCTAATCGACCTAATTTACTCGGTGGACTCGGCTACTCGTCGCAACCCTTCAATGGCGTTGATGATGAACACCAAGTCAATCGGTGAGGCTCGCAAGCTAAAGGACACCGCTGGAAACTACCTATACAACATCTCACAGGTAGGCCCCGGAGGTCAGGATACATTCGCTGGCTTCAACGTTCTAGAAAATCCTCATATGGAAGACACCGCTCTAGGCGAGAAGTCTGTAATCGCAGGTTCAATGGATAGCTACAAGGTTCGCCTTGCAGGTGGCTTGGATGTTGCTTCGTCAACAGACTTCGCTTTCCAGAACGACCTAACAACTTGGAGATTCCTTCTCCGTGTTGATGGCGACCTAACTTCAAACACTGAGGTTAAGCACTTCGTAGGTGGCGCAAGCTAACCCAACGAACTAGACCGAGGCCCTGTTAGTTTGTAGATTGCTAACAGGGTTTCGCTATGCTACGATTAGGAAGCTATGTTGTTTGTCTTCATAGTTCCTTCGTTGAGAGAAGCCCTTGCCAGAAATGGTGAGGGCTTTTCGCTATCTATCGGCACTAAGTTAGACTAGAGCTTGGAGGTTTACATTGGCAATTACAAATGGATACTGCACTCTAAACGAGGTCAAGGCTTCTCTTAGAATCCCAGTGAGCGACACCATCGACGACGACCTGCTAGAGCTTGCAATCGAAAGCGCTAGTCGAGACATAGACCAATCGACAGAGCGACAGTTCTTTACTACAGAGACGCACCGCTTTTATGCACCGGAAGATTCTATCGTCTGCCAAATTGACGACCTTACAAATTTAGTTTCCATCAAGACAAGCACGGCAGCAGACGGAGTTTATGACGAGACTTGGACTTCAAGCGATTACCAGCTAGAGCCACTAAACGGGATCGCAGGAGGAATGGTTGTCCCGTTTGATAGCCTTCGTGCTGTCGGAGATTATTACTGGCCTAGAAGCGGACTAGAGGTCACTGTCAGAGTCGAAGGAACTTTTGGATTTGCCTCAGCGCCAATAGCAATCAAGCAAGCAACCGTCCTTCTTGCTTCGAGACTGTTCAAGCGCAACGATTCTCCGGGTGGAGTAATGGGCTTTGGAGATATCGGAGTTGTTAGGGTTAGCAAGTTTGACCCGGACATTGAGAGGCTAATAAACCCCTACAGAAAAATCAGGTTTGCGTGAGCATCGCTGCAATTAGGTCAGGCATCGCAGCCAACCTAAGAACCATCTCCGGGCTTAGGGTCTTTGAAGAAATACCCGATCAAGTGTCGCCTCCTGCTGCCATCGTAAGCCTGAACTCTATTCAGTATCACCAAGCCTTTTCGGGTGGACTAAACATCTTTTCGTTTACTGTCCGAGTGATTGTCGGGCGAGCTGCTGAAAGGCAGGCTCAGAGGTATCTAGACCTTTACTCAGAACCGACCGGAGACTCATCTTGCAAGAGTGCGATAGAATCTAATAGAACACTGAGCGGTGCTTGCCAAGACCTAATTGTCGAGTCAATGCCTAACATTGGTTCTATAACTGTAAACGAAAGCGATTACTTAGCAGCGGAGTTCGTTGTTACCGTCTACGCATAAAAGGAGAACAACTTGGCAAAGTATGTAGTAACAGGAAACAAAGTGAGCATCGCAGGCACGGACGTAAGTGCAGGCGTGGCAAGAGCAGAGCTAACCATAACCTCAACCGAAGTTGACGTGACCGACTTTGCCTCCGGAGGCTTTACTGAAGTTGTCGGCGGATTGAAGTCCGGCTCATTGTCCTTAGACTTTCATAGCGACTTTGCAACAGACGGCATAAACGACGTTTTAACTGAAGACTTGGTTGGAACTCTAGTCCAAATTGTTTTGATTGCAGGGAACGGGACAGCGCCTACCGATGCAACGCCTAGCTACACTGCCAACTTTTTGGTAAATTCCCTGTCACCCGTTAGCGGAGCTGTCGGCGACCTTTCAACTTTTAGCGTGACATTCCCAATGTCAGGTTCAGTCGCTAAAGCTGTAGCATAATAAAAGGAGAATAAATTGGCTAAGTATGTAGTTACCGGAAACAACGTCGACATTGGCGGAACAGACGTAAGTGCGAGCGTCGCTCGTGCAGAACTTACAATCACCTCAACCGAAGTTGATGTTACTGACTTTGCTTCTGACGGGTTCACTGAGGTTGTCGGAGGGCTAAAGTCCGGCTCGCTGTCTCTAGACTTTCACACTGACTTTGGCGCAGGTGCATTAAATACCGTTCTAACCGAAGACCTAGTTGGAACGCTTGTGACCATAACCCTTATTGCAGGAAACGGCTCAACAGTTTCAGCGACAACCCCTAGCTACGCTGGCAGCTACCTCATAAATTCTCTATCGCCTGTAAGCGGAGCTGTCGGAGACTTGTCCACGTTTAGCGTCACGTTCCCACTAAGCGGTTCAATCACTAAAGCCACATCATAACAACAGGAGAATAAGTTGAAAATAAATCTACAGATCACACACGAAGACGGAGCAGTAAAGGACACAACTTGCAACGCTGCCGATATGGTTGCGTTCGAGGATAAGTTCGGAGTCAGCATCTCAGCTATGAGCAACGACCCAAGGATGAGTTATTCGCTTTTCTTGGCTTGGCACTCACAAAAGAGAACTGACCAGACGAAGCTTACGTTTGAGAAGTGGCTAGAATCAGTCGATATGGTTGGAGCTGGTTCCGACCCAAAATGATCGGGTTGGGCGACTCGTCAGCCCACTGGTTCATTGCAGGCATAGCTTGCGAAACAGGTATTGCACCGAGTGTGTTGATGCAGGAATCCGAAAGGATGCTTTGGACAATGCACCGCTGGATGGTTGCTAAAAACCTCCCAGCCAGATAGAGAGGCCCTTCCTTCGGGGAGGGTTTCTTTGTTGGGTAGAATAGAAGCAAAGGAGCAAAATGGCAGAGTCGTATCTATCGGGTGAGAAGGAATATATCCGAGCGCTAAGGGACACCGAAAAAAGCCTTTTGCCTGCGTTACGAAAAGCGCTAAACAGCGAGCTAAGCCCAATCCTAAATCCAATAGAAAATGCCATCAACTCATTCGACGGCGCAAGACTGCAAAGTGCTATGCCGGGAATGTTCCACGACGGACGCACGGCTTGGTCAGGCGTAACCGTGAAGGCTCGTGTCAGCCTAAGACCTAAAGACCTTATCTTTATTGAAGGTAAAGGACGAAGTAACGGAATGGGCAACCAATACGGTTTCGAGTATGCCGAGCTTGCAGGCATCGAGCGCAGAGCGCCACGAGCTGTCTCAAAGGGTTGGGGTTCTAACTCGGTCGGTTATCACTCATACATCTACAACGGACAGGGCAAGGCCTTCAACAGAAAACTAGGCTCGATGTTTGGCAAGCCGGGACGCTTCTTGTGGCAGCGAGTCCTAAAGCGCAAGCCTGAGATTGAAGCAAAGGTTTCAAAGATAGCCGAGGAATTTGGAATCCAGCTTTCAAGAAAACTAAACTCCAACTCCAAGAATTAGACAGGGCATAACTTATGGCTATTAAGATTCGGATTGTCTCCGACTTCGACAACAAGGGAATCAAGAACGCAAGCATTAGCCTTGACAACCTTGCTAAAAGCGCAGGTGTTGCACTAGCTGCAATCGCTGCCTCGACCGCTGCGATCGCCGTTGCCTCAGTCCGTGAGTTTGCAAAGTTTGACGGAGCGCTTGTCAAGTCCCAAGCCATTATGGGCGACCTCACAAAGACGATGGAAGAAGATATGGCAAGGGCTGCCCGTGAGGTAGCTCTGGCAACAACCTTCTCAGCCGAACAAGCGGCAGAATCTTTTTACTTTCTAGCATCAGCTGGACTTGACGCAGAGGCTTCAATCTCTGCCCTCCCAGTTGTGGCGCAATTTGCGCAAGCTGGAATGTTTGATATGGCGCTTGCCACTGACCTACTGACAGACGCTCAGTCGGCTCTTGGCTTGACCATCAAGAACGACGCTGTTGCGAATATGGAAAATATGATTGTCGTTTCCGACACTCTGGCGAGGGCTTCTCAGTTAGCCAACGCAACCATCGAACAGTTCTCAACCTCTCTAACCACCAAGGCAGGAACAGCACTTAAGTCTGTCGAGAAGGATATCGCCGAAGGTGCTGCTGCGCTTGCAGTCTTTGCCGACCAAGGTGTCAAGGGTGAGCTTGCAGGAACGCAGCTAACAAATACAATCTTTGGATTGGCCGAGCAAGCTCAAAAAGTGCCAGACCAGTTTGAAGATTTAGGTATCTCGGTCTTTGATGCTTCCGGCAAAATGAACAACTTTGCAGACATTGCAGACGACTTCACGGAATCACTCGGAGATATGACGGTCGAGCAAAGGCTTGCAACACTAAGTCAGCTTGGATTTACGAAGCAAGCTCGTGCTGGAATCTTGCTTTTGATAGAAAACGGAGACGCACTCAGAGACTACGAGGGCGAGCTTAGGAACGCAGGAGGAACTGCGCAGGCGGTGGCAGACAAGCAGCTAACAAGTTTCAACGCTCAGCTTTCCTTGCTTGGCTCTGCCGCTGCCGATGTTGGGATTGACATTGGAAGCAAGTTGGCTCCAAGGCTTGAACAGCTAATCCCAATAGTGAAAGACCTTCTACCAGAAATAGGCGACAAACTCACGGCAGCATTGGCTCAGGTCGACTGGGAGGGTGCAACTGAAAACGTCGCTAACTTCATAATCGTCGTAGTGGAAAACATAGAAGAAATTGGAAAGCTCATTGGCATACTTGCCGGAGTCGCTGCCGGAATCATTGCGCTAAACGCAGTGGTAAAAATTGCTACAACTTTGCAGTTACTTTGGAACCTAGCAACAAAGGCGAACCCTTACGTACTACTCGCAATGGCAATCGCCGCAACTGCTGCCGCTGCTGCTGGATTTGTTGTCCATCTAAACGGACTCGCTAACAAGCAGAGAGAAGTCAACAGGGCAACCGACGGAACAACAGGCGAGCTAGGCCGTTTCAACCGCATCAAGCTTTATGGAATCACCGGGGAGATAAACGGCGTAAGGGATGCTGCATTAGGAGCCGCTGGCGCAATGCGGACTTTGGGTGCCGGCGAGCTCATTCCTGCTTCACCGACAGGTGGCGGCAGCTCCGAACCCAAAAGACCCGGACAAACGATTGAGTATTCAATCCCAGTCGGGGATGGGCAAGTGCAGTGGTTCACTAGGACTTGGACTGGCACAGAATGGACAGAACCTAAGCGTGTAGTTTACACACCACCTAAGCCAATAAGCATGGGGCCAAGCGCCAAGGACGTAGCTTTTGAGCGTGTTCAAACAATGATAAAGTCCTCGCAAAAGCAGCTTGCTTCAGCGCAGAAGAATTATAACGACACGGTCGCAACGGCAAATCAGGATTACGCTGATTCGATTCTTAGGCTACAAACGGAGTTTGACAACAAGCTTGCAGCGATAGTTCAAGGTTCTCAAGACAGGTTGCGCAACGCATACCGCTCAGCAGTCGAGGTCGACGTCGGGCGCTTGTTCGATAGCAGCGAGGACAAGTCTGTCGATGGACTAATTAGATCAATGACTGCCAAGCTGGACGCTTCCAAGGGGTTGTTGTCTAAGTCAGCCGACCTAGCGTCGCAGGGCTTCACGCAAACATTTATTGAGCAGATTGTTTCGGCAGGAGTTGAAACAGGTAACGAGCTTGCAGGTGCGATCCTTGAGTCAACTCCTGAAACAAAAGAAAACCTCCGGAACCTATTTGACGCACTAGAAACTGAGTCGGCAAATGGGATGGATACCTTAGCGGCTGAAATCTACGAGAAGCAAGGATTGGCTACTGCTGCTCTTGAGCAGCTCTATGCGACCACTCAGAGCGATTTGGCAGTCGCATTGGTACAACAACAAGCGACGCTTGCCGAAGCCCTTGAGCAGGCTGCTGTGGCTTTACACGACTCGGTGTCTGGAATCAAGTCTCAGTTACAAGAAGATATTGAAGATATGGACGGAATGTTTGGCGGTCTTGGTGGCACCCTTGACCAGTTCCTAGCCAAGCTTGAAAAGGTGAAAGGCTTCGCTGTCGGAAAAGAAATTGAAGCTGCAACGATGCCCGGTGGCTCACTCGGCACGGGCGTCACACAGGGCGCTTCCTCCGACATAAAAAACGGAGTTGGGATTCTCATTGACTCAGCGAGCGACGTTGCAGGAGTGCTTGGTTACCTTGACGACAGGATTGCAGGAGCAAATGCCTATGCAAACCTAGCTTCAATTAGTGCTGCTCAACGAGCTTCTGCTCTAAGTACCTTGGCAGAAATCAGGTCTAGCAGAAACTCTTTGACAGCAGGCGGAAGCCCTGAAGCCGCAGTCGGTACTGTAATAAACATCAACGTCAAGGCGGACACCTCGCAGTCTCTAGCGATGGTTGGAAAGTCTTTGGGTAACACTGTTGCTAAGTACGTCACAGGCGGCGGACAAGTTATTGTGAGTCCGCTCTAATGGCAGTCCCTACACCTCTAGTCGAAATTGGTTTCAACGTAACCTCGCCAACTGCTCCGTTTTTTACGCTCGACAGCGAGACAAAAGGATTGCTAGACAACTCAAGCTTTCCGTTGTCAGGCGCTATTTTTTACGACGTGACAGCCAAGGTCAAAAGCATTTCAATACAACGAGGCAAGAACAGACAGCTCGACCAGTATGACCAAGGGCTTGCAAACGTTGTATTTCTAAACAACGACAGAACCTTCGACCCCGAGTTCGCTGCCTCTCCTTTTGCAGGGCAGATTATCCCTAAGCGACAAATTCGAATTAGCTTGGGTGGGGTGGTTCAATTCTTCGGCTTGATTGACGACTGGAATCTTTTCTATGAACCAAGCGGAGACAGCACGGTTGCGGTTGCGTGTTCAGACGCAACGTCTTCACTTGCGAGCCAGTTCATTTTTACAAGAACCAATGACGTGCAACAAAGTGGCGACAGAATAAACACGATCTTGTCTTTGCCAGAACTTGCTTGGCCTGTAGCTCAAAGAGACATTGAGGTCGGCGCAATGGAGCTAGGGGCAGACACTATCCCAGAGAACACGAACGCTTTGGCTTACTTTAGAACTATTGAAAAATCTGAGCCGGGTTCGTTCTTTATTTCAAAGGCAGGCTCGGTTGTTTTCCGTGACAGGAGAGCGTCTTCCAATGCGCAGGGATTTACTTTTGCAGACGACGGAACAGGCGTCCCATATTCAAACATCGTCGTAGAGTATGGCTCGGAAAACTTGCACAACGAAATTGTTTTGACCTCACAAATTACAGGGACACAAGCGGTTGCTCGTGCGTTGGACTCGATAGACACTTACGGGATTTTTGGTCTAAATCAAACGGGCTTGCTAATAAATAACGACTCAGATTTAGTCGAGCTTTCAAAGCTTTATGCCAACAAATACAAAGACCCCGAGTACCGTTTCAATTCGGTCGACGTAATTCTTGACCGGAGAACTTTAGCTCAACAGGCGCAGCTTCTTGCCTTGGAGCTTTCCGACGTCGTAGAAATTAAGCTAACGCCTAACGGCATCGCTCCTGCCATTTCAAAGTTCGCAGAGATTATTCGCATCGACCACTCGGTGTCGACTGTTGAACACATCCTTAGCCTTGGCTTTAGCACTATCGAAAAAAGCCCTTGGACTCTATCCGACCTAGTGTTTGGTAGACTATCTTCAAACAACATTTTAGGTTTTTAGGAGTAACTTGACTGGACAAAAAGTGTGGGTCGCCGGGGAGGTACTTGCAGCAGCCGACGTCAATTCCTATTTAATGAACCAAACCATTATGCGATTTGCCGATGCTTCGGCTCGAACCAGTGGGATTGCTACCGTTGCGGAGGGAATGTTTTCTTACCTCGACGACACAAACTTGCTTACCGTTTACAACGGTTCCGCTTGGGTGGGAGTAGATACTCAGGCAAGCCAACTGACGACAATCGTGACAGACGCAACGACGTCTAGAACGCTTGCCTCGACAGACGAAAATAAAACAATCAGATTTACCAACGGCTCGGCGACGACTGTAACTGTAGACGCAAGCACTGACTTTCAGGTCGGGGCTAGGGCTGACATAATTGCAGACGGCGCAGGCGTGGTCACAATAACGGCAGACACGGCAACGGTGGCAGGAGACGCAACATCCACAACATCGGGCAGTTTTACAATCGGCGCTCAGTATTCAGCGGCTACACTTCTTTGTGTGGCGACAGACGAGTACCGACTAATCGGAAACATTACGGCGGTTTAGTATGAGCTGGAAACTTTGGGCAGTAGGCGAAGTAGTCGAGGCAGACGACTTCCAAAGCTTGATCCAGAATCAAGTCGTGCAAGTTTATGCAGACGCAGCAGCTAGAACAACAGCGCTAGGTGACAATGTTGCCGAGGGGATGCTTGCTTTTCTTTCCGACACGGATTCGCTTCAATACTATTCGGGCAGCGCTTGGGTGGCAGTGTCTAACCCCGGCGATATTACTTCGGTAGTAGCAGGGACAGCCCTTAGTGGCGGAGGCACAACCGGCGACGTAACTCTAAACGTTGACCTAAGCGCAGTTACAATCCCTGCCTCGCAGATCAGCGACCTAACAGCTACGGCAGCCGAGCTAAACATTCTCGACGGAGTAACCTCAGACGCAGCAGAACTAAACATCCTCGACGGCGTGACCGCAACTACAGCAGAACTAAACATCCTTGACGGCGTAACCGCAACTACCACAGAGCTAAATATCCTTGACGGTGTGACAGCAGACGCAACCGAGCTGAATTATGTAGACGGTGTAACCTCTGGGATTCAGTCACAGCTTGACGACAAAGCTTTGCTCACTCCGGCGGTAAACGCCAAGACCGCTGCCTACACTCTCGCAGTTGGCGACAGAGGCGAAACCATAACAGCCGACGGCACGTTCACACTCACAGCGCCAAGCGCAACATTCAGTGCAGGCGACAGGGTGGACGTTGTAAACATTGGAACAGGCGTGATTACGTTTGCAGGCTCAGGCGTGACAATCAACCCAGCTGCCACTCTGACTATAGAATCACAGTGGTCGGCAGCTTCAATCTTATTTCTCAGTTCTTCTACAGCCGTCTTGATAGGTGATATAGCGTGATACTTTTAGGGATACTTGCGGCTAGTGGGGCTGGCGCTGCGGCTAGCGTGGCAGGCTATGTAGCAGGTGGTAATACTGGTTCTAAGGTTACTACAGTCGACAAGTTTGCTTTCCCTTCTGATTCCAGAACTACATTAGGAACAGGGCTTTCTTCTGGAAGACAATACATGGGTAGTTTTTCAAATTCTGCGGTGGCAGGTTACACCGCAGGCGGACTTGAGGGTTCTAAGGTTACTACAGTCGATAAGTTCGCCTTCCCTAGCGATTCCAGAACGACATTAGGAACAGGCTTATCTACTGCAAGAATGTACTTAGCAGGGTTATCTAATTCTGGGGTTGCTGGTTATGGCGCAGGTGGGGAAATAAGTGGTTACCAGTCAACAGTAGATAAATTCGCTTTCCCTTCTGATTCCAGAACGACATTAGGAACAGGTCTCGCTACCGCTAGGGGACTTATTGGCAGTATTTCTAATTCTGGGGTCGCTGGTTATGTTACTGGCGGTTACAGCAACAGCAGTTCTCGACTTAATTCGGTTGAAAAGTTCGCTTTCCCTTCCGATACTCGAAGCACTATAAGCGCAACCGTATCGTCTGATAGAAGAAACATGACAGGCTTTTCAAATTCTGGCACAGCAGGCTACATAGCTGGCGGTACCAATAACAGCGGCAGCAGGGTAACAACAGTAGACAAGTTTGCTTTCCCAGCAGAGACACGAAGCACACTAGGGACAGGGCTTGCTACTGCGAAGACAGTTGCCGCTGGATTTTCAGATACTGGGGTTGCTGGTTATGTTGCCGGTGGTATTGGAAATCGGTCAACAGTTGAAAAGTTTTCCTTTACTAATGATTCCAGAAGCTCAGTTGCAGGTGGTCTTTCTTCATCAAGGGAAGGCTCCGCAGGCTTCCAGAATGAGGCGCTCTAATGTATGAAGCAATAGAAGCCGCAATCGCAGAGGTGCAACAGCCCCGCTCACGTTTTCAGTTAGAACGCTTTGTCACAGGCTCACACGCAACACCTGAGATGCAGTATTACCAGACCTGCCTAGAGTTGCAAGATATGATTTATAAGTTTCAGATTGCCAAGATTGGCGTTCAAAAAGCCGAGCTAAAAATCAAGCGACTGCGTGAGACAAAAGATGAAATGAAAGAACTCAAAGCTCAGGAAACCGAGATAGGGCTGAGGCAGACACGGCTTGCAATGATAGGCGCAGAGCGTGAACTGAATGACTTGGTTGAAATCTTTGACAGCTTTGAGACAAAGTTCACAAGGGCAGAGATAGAAGCCGCTCAGCCTGACTACTGGAACGCTCGACTAACTGGAAACGCCAAGGCGATGCTTATGGGCGGCACAAGCGTAAACGCTGCTCACATAGAAGCGATGGAGCAAGCCGGAGTTTTGGAAAACTTTATCGAAGAAGTGCAACAATCAAAGAAAGAGCTAGGGATATGAAATACGCAACTTGGATTCTGAACTTTGTCAACCCTGAGTACGGGACTGGCCCAGAAGCAACGATTGTTGAGCAGGGCGGAACTGCTGAAGGCTCTTATGCAGACGGTGACGTAACCGACGGCGCAAGGATACTTGGATACTTTACAGGCGAGCCAACTGGCTTAGACGCTTGGAGCTTTACAGAGCTTACTCAGGAAGAAGCCCTCGCCTTTGTAACCGCAATAGACGAAACCGCAACCGTCGGTGAAGATGGCCGAATCGTTGTTGAGTATGTTGGGCCAAGGTAATGGCTGAAGAAGGAACATCCGTACGCATTACTAATGTGCAAGTTTATGAAAAGCTTATGGAAGTTAACGAAAATCAAATCGAGATGTTTGCCGAGCTGCGTGGCTTGAAGTATTTGCCTGAAAAGGTAGCCAATATGGAAACTCGTTTGGCAAAGGTTGAGCTTATTGCTCGCCTTGTCTACGGAGTCTACGGCGCAACACTGGGAGCAGTGGCAGTCGGGTTAGTGAGCGTGCTTCGTGGCTAAAATATACAAACCAAGGAGATCAAAGTGAGTCGCTTTTCTGACAGGACAGCCGATTGGCGTCTTGTGTATGACACTAAATACATAACCTCGCACTATGGCGAGATGAGCAACTTTAGAAAAGCAAACGGTATGCAACCCCACTCCGGAACTGATTGGGCTAGACCACTAGGCACACGCATTCCTGCAATCGCCAAGGGTACGATTCGGTTGACTCAGTACTCAGAGGTTCTTGGTTGGGTTGTCGTTCAGACAGCTATGGATAAAGACGGTGTTATCTGGTTCTTGGGATACTGCCATATGGATGCTAAGCCGGGCTACCGTGTCGGGCAGAAGCTACGCAAGGGTCAGACTGTAGGACTGCTAGGTAACACTGGCAAAAGTTCTGGCCCTCACGTCCACGTCACGGCGTCGAGAACTCTGAAGGGTGTCTTCGGCGTAACGTCTGACAAGGTCGACGTTTACAAGCTAATCCTTGCTAATGTAAAGAAGCCCGTACGAGAGGTTTGCAAATGTTGCAAAAGACCCTTGTAAAAATGTTTGACGGTGTGTTCTTCCTTAAGGATGAGCCGGAGTCTGCAACGGGTGCAAGTTGGAAGTTCCGTCGCAAGCTAATCTTTGGATCTTACCGTCTCGGCTTTGCAATGATAATCTTTGGCTCACTGACATTCCTGGTTGACCAGTGGGGTGTCGGAGTGACTTTGATAACTGGCGGCGTATCGCTTATCTCAATAATCACAACGGCGTACACTGTAAGTGCATCGTGGCAAGACGGTAAAAACAATCAAGATTGGACTAATGGAGATGTTTAGCAAAGAATTTATTAACAGCGCAGGAGAACGAGCAGTCAAAACTTTCGCACAGGCAGGACTGGCTTTCCTCGGTGGAGGCACTGTAGGGCTATTTGCAGTTGACTGGGTTGGCTTTTTTAGCATTGCACTCGGATCAGCACTACTATCAGTGCTAACTTCTATCATTACAAAGAAGTCGCTCTAAGTTTTTTCCTAGCGTCGGCGCTCAGCCCTCCCCAGATGCCGTGACGTTCGTTAGCTGCTAAGGCATAAGCCAAGCACTCTACTCGGACGTGACAGAGGCTACAGAGGCGCTTAGCTTCTATAGTTATGGCAAGCGCTGGCCCTTGCTCAGGATACCAAATATCGGGGTCGAGTTTTTGACAGGATGTTGTCGTCGGCAGGTCAAGAATTGCAAGACGCAAGATGTCGTGTTCTTTGGCAGCCCTCACCTTTTGAGCCAACCTTTAGGAGCGAGCTTCCTGCGCTCCTTGTAGGTAAGACCTCCCCAGATTCCGTGAACCTCGTTAGCGACGATGGCGTACTCAAGGCACTCATTTCTAACAGGGCAAGTTTTGCAAAACTTCTTTGCGGTTCTAAAATCGTGGACGCCTGTTGTCACGTCGCTATACCAAATCTCAGGGTCGGTCGTCTGGCAAGGTGGTATCGCAGGAGCGTTTGCGATTGCAAGTTTTAGCTTTTCGTAAGCCTGAAAGTTAGTCATACGCAAACAGTAACCAAGCGCCTTGCAAAAAACAAATCAACGGTCTTGCGGTGAAGTCGCTCCCCAAATTCCATAGCGCTGATGCGTCTCCATTGCGTAGGTGAAACAATCGTCAACCATCGGGCAAGCCTTGCAGATTGCCTTTGCGGTTTTGGTTGCAACTGCCCTAGCTTCTGGATCGCTTATGTCCTCCGGGAAGAAAACGTTTGGAAGCTTCTGGCAATCAGGGTCGTGCAAATTCACGAGCTTTAGAAATCTCATATAGGGACTTGAAAGGTGTCCGTGCTTTGACATAGAATCAGCCTAGCCAACAAAGGAGAAATATGGAACTGCACACACCAAAGCAATTCAATAACGCAAGTCTGGTCGGAGTCTTTAATCCGGGTAGCGATGAGTGGCACGCAGCACGAGCCGAAGGATTAGGCGGAAGCGAGATTGGCGTAGCGATGGGACTCAGCCCTTGGCAAAGCGCATACTATTTATGGGCGGTCAAGACAGGACAAATAGAAGCACGTCCTGTTTGGAATTGGGCGATTAGATTCGGGCAAAAGTTCGAGCAACCAATAATGGAACTTTTGCAAGAGGAACATCCAGACTGGGAAATCTATTCCACCGGAACATACTCAAACAACGAGCGACCTTTTATGCACGCCAACCCCGACGGCTTGGCTAAGGTCAATGGCGAGTGGGTCATTCTCGAGGTCAAGACTTCACGCAACTACTGGCACGAAGTACCACCGACTTACATCCAGCAGGTCAGGTTTTATATGTCGGTAATGGGAATCAAGCGAGCGCTCATTGTTGGCGTGGTCAATATGGCTTGGGTCGAACATTGGGTCGAGTGGGACGACTTCGAGCAAGATGTTTTGACTGACCAAGCTGCAAGATTCTGGCAGCACGTCACCGAAGGAACCGCTCCGGACTGGGACGGTTCAGCTTCTACATACGAGGCAGTCAGAGAAATGCACCCAGACATAAACGACGAGGAGGTTGAGGTCGATGGCGTCCACAATCTAGCCTTAGCGCAACAAGCTTTTGACGAAGCCGAGTCAGAGTTCTTTAAGCAAAAGTCACAAGTCTTAACGGTGATGGGCAAAGCCAAGCACGCTTACTTTGAACACGAGGGCAAAAAAATTCGTGTAGCCTCTAGGCAAGCTCGCAACGGCGGACGACCTTACCTAGTGGTAAACAAGAAGGGGAAGTAATGAACGTTTTTTTAGGCGACACGGTGACTATCGCTAGGGATGAGACTTATGTTACGGGCGCAGTGTCCGGCGTGGTACTGGACAAGAACAAACTGCTAGAACGGATTTACATTGAGGGACTAACTGCTCCTTTTTGGATGGCAGACAACTGGAAATTTATTGACAACGAAGAAGAAAATGAGGACGAAGAATAATGGCTAAATTTGATTTGAGTAAGTATGCAACTGTTGCAGAGCGCTTGGAGCTGTTCGCTGCCGACTGGCCAGACGGACGGATCGTGACGCACAACCTGACCACACCGCAAGACCGAGCAGTGTCAACTTGGGTTGTTAAGACAGAAATCTTCTTGACTGCCGGCGACCAAGCTAACGCAATTCCCAAAGCTACTGGACACGCCTTCGAGATTGACGGAGGTTCCGGGCCACAAGGACAAGCGGCCCTCGAGGTATGCGAGACCTCATCGGTGGGCCGAGCGCTTATGCTGGCTGGGTATGCTGCATCCAAGACTGGCTCGCTTGCTTCCCGGGAAGAAATGGAGAAGGTGAGCAAGCCTCGTGACGTTCGTGACCTTCTAGGTGAGGCTGCTAATCTGGAAGACGTAGAAACTCTAAGGATGCTCTATGCACAAGCCAAGGCTGCGGACTATCCCAAGGCCGTTTTAGACGGGATAAAACTTCGTGCCGAATCTCTCAGTTCAATGGGCAAAGGTGGCGGAAATTGAACACGCTTACCTCGAGGCAGCTCGGAACGGACAGATCGACAAAGCAAGGTTCTGGAACCGAGAACTTATCCATCACTTGTTGGTGCTAAGTGCTGCCCTCAGAGATTCAAGCGACACTAACGGAACTGACAGCGGAGAACACAAAGGGCTTTGAAGCTCTTTACCAAGCCGAGGTCAGGTTGGCAGAGGCAGAACACCTGCTAGACACTACGGAGCAGAGGGCTTTTATCAAACATCAAGGCACGGTTGCGGACAGAAACGCACTGGCACGTCTTGAGGCTGCCGACGTTCGCTTACAACGGGACTTGAGGAAGGCAGAAGCGAATCGTATCCGGCTAAAAATCCGTAGTCTAGAAACGGCGATTATGGCTTCAGGTACTCAGGCGAAACTAATCCAGTCAGAGCTGCGAGCTTGAAGGCAGCAGACACAAGGAAGCTTCGTGAGCGTGACCTTTGGTGCTGGCACTGCGGCGACTCCGACCAGCTTGTTCCTCACCATATACAGAACAGGGGAATGGGTGGCTCAAAAGTGTTAGATAACTTGCAAAATGTGATACTAGTTTGCGCTGAGTACAACGGCAGGATGGAATCGGACGCTCTGATCGCAGGGTATGCCAGAGACTACGGACACAAGGCGTCCAAGTTCTCAGCGCCGGGGCATCCGATACTCGACACAACCCGAAGCACTTGGTACACCTTAGACAAGGCAGGCAACAAGACCGAGTGCGAGCCTCCTTCTTACCTGATTTAGAAACTTGTAAAAAACTTCTGGAATAAGCTTGACATCTAATGTCACTTGATGGCATACTCAATACAAGAACAACGAAAGGACACAAAATGAGCAAGCAACGAGCTTACGCACTAGCCGACAAACTAGGCGCAAGGATTGAAGACGACGGCTGGGCTTACCAGCTTGAAGCTCCTGCCGGGATGGTTCTTTCTGGCAGCCAGCAGCACACCTCTTGCTTCAGTTACGAGGACGGCATCAAAGACCCTTGGAGCGGACGGACAGTTTGGCAAGACATTCTTACAGAGCTGTCTTACGGAGTCGAGGTTGGATGCGTCGACACGTCCTGCGACCGATACAAGAACTGCCCGGCAACATAACGACAACAACAACGAGGAGACAAAGTGAATCTACAATTTAGCGACCTAGTTCAAAAGCTGGAGGCAGAGCGCAACGACATAAGCTATCGAAGCCACTTCACAAAGCCAGAGGTTAAGGTCATAACCAAGACCCTAAAAGTGATACCAGAACGGTTCAAGAAAATCTACTTTCACGCAGGTCGTTACGCTGCCGGAGACAGGGACAAGCTTGCATCCGAGGCTTGGGCTGAGTACGAGAAGCAAGAGGACGTTCAATGACCTCGGGAATACACAAGATCTATCGAGCGGAGTCTGCAAAGTTCGTTGCCCTCCCAAACTGGGTCGTGCGAAGTCCAGAGTATTCGGCGAACAGCTTTCGGCTCCTTGCTTATCTGCTTAGCCACGAAGACGGCTACGGTCTAACTTATGCGCAGATTGAAAGACAAACAGGGATGGGGCGCTTCGCAATCAACGAAGCAATCAAGTTGCTTACGTCCCTTGCTTGGCTTGAGGTGTGGCAGCCCAAAGGGGAAGACGGCAGGTTCGCTGCTAAGTCTTGGCTGATAAAAAACCCCGGCGTTGGTGATTCCGCTACGGAGCCATTCCGCTACGGAACAGCCAACGCACTTAAAGAAGACAACTCTTTAGAGAAGACAACAGAAGAAGAAAACCTTAATGCGAGAGTGGAAGAAGAATTTCTAAAAAGCTTCAACCAGTTCTGGGAGCTTTACCCAAAGAAGATTGACAAGGGCCGAGCAGTGAAAGACTTTAGAAGCGCTTTGAAAAGAGCAAGCTTTGAAAGCATCATCGCTGGGGTCAAGGCATACAAGGACGATCCCTATCGCAAGCCACAGTTTACGAAGTACCCGTCGTCTTGGCTAAACGCCGATGCTTGGGAAAACTTCATAACCTCCTCAGAGGCTCGTGTTGCTACCGAGGAGCGACGAAGCAAGGACTTGGCTTACAAAGACCAGTTCCTAGCTGACCAACGCTCACAGGAGGCGCTGAGCGCTCCTGCTCCTAAGTGCCAACACGGGAACACGATTGCACTTTGTCGGCGCTGTCTGTCATAATCGGTTTTGTGATTACTCAATGCACTCGTTGCGGTTGGACTTGGGAGGCTAACGCCAACCGGAAGACGCACGAACGCTGCGAGTCCTGTCGTGCAAGGAAATTACAAAAGATAGAAAACTGCATCGTGTGGCACGGACACTTTGCGGAAGATATGGTCACGCCGATCCACGACGACGGACTCACGGTGCTTCCGGGGGTTCGAACTTGTGGCAAGAGTGACTGCTGCAATCCTGCTCACATCGAAAGGTAAACAAAAAATGGCAAAAATAATCATCGAGGACGCCAAGGTCTTTAAGATAATTGAGGGCTACGGCTTCCGAGCTGTCGAGGAGTTTAAGCTTCGCAACGGTGAAGAAGCAAAGCGCTACTTTACAATCTGGACTGACCAGCGAGTCGAAGAAGGTCAGACGTTTACAATCACCGGAGATATGTCGGTCAAGATTGAGGAATACACAAACCGAGACAACGAACCTAAGACCTCGGCAGCGGTTCACGTCAACAACGCTCAGCTAAAGGCTGACGCTCCGTTCTAATGCTCACAATAGAAGTCTTCGGACTACCTGCTCCACAAGGATCCAAGAGGGTTTTCAATGGACGAGTAGTCGAAGCGTCTGCCAAGACTTTGAAACCTTGGCGGAAGGCAGTCTCAGTCGCCTGTCACAATCTACAACTTGACGAGCTTCTGACTGGCCCGGTCAAGGTCGAGGTAAGAATCTTCTTGCCTCGACCTAAGACTGTGACAATAAAAAAGCGGTTCCTCCCAATCGTGCCTCCCGACGTTGACAAGCTGGCACGGAGCATTTTGGATGGCATTGGCCAGAACATCGCCGGAGATACCTCCAAGGACTCGCACGTCTGGGCAGACGACTCTCAGGTCGTCGAGCTTCACGCCTTCAAGTTTTACGCCGACGACCGACAGCCCGGTTGCACCATTATCATCACGCCTCTATAAATTCTTTTAAGAATCTTTGCGAATAAGCTTGACACTTGTTGTCATTCGATAGTAGAATCGAACTACAACGAACACCAACGAAGGGACACACAATGAACAAGCAAGAACTAGAGGCAAGACTTCAGATAGCACTAGAGCAGCGCAAGCAGGGATATGCACTAAACGTCCCAACCGCTTTCATTCGCTCAGTCAACGACCAAATCCGCAACTTCCGCAAAGCACTAGCCGAGGTGAACTAATGGAGATGATCGGGCTAACCTTTTGGCTACTGGCCGCCGGAGTAATTTATCTATCGCTACAACTAGGAGACAAAGAAAAATGACAACCAACATCAAGGACACAATGGTCACAATCAAGGAGGCAGCCTCCGAGCTTGGACTTCACCCAAACACAATCCGCAACTACATCAAGGCAGGTCGCATCGACAGCACCCGACTTGGCCCTCGCCTGATTCGCATCGACCGAAGCGAGCTTTACAAGATTGCAGGAGGCGACCCAGAATGGAGGCAGCGCTAAAGCAAACCCGGCAGACTGTCGAACATCATATTGACCTGCTAGAAATGACAGCGTTCAATCTTGGCTTTGAATCGTGTCTTCACGCACTAGATGAACTGTCAGATATCAAACACAACCGAGACGAACTAATTGCAGCGGAGCATTTTCGTTGGGCAGCCAAAGAGCTAAGGGGAGAGAATGTTAAAGATTAAAAACTGGTCAGTCTTCAAAGACGAAGTTGCAGAATTGCTTTTTGCTAAGCAGCTTGACGAAGCCTACAAGGACGGCATCCGAATCGGAGCAGAGTACGCAACACGCAAGCTTTCTTTTGAAGTCGGTCTAAAGCGCCGGCTAAGCCTCACCAAGGTTGAGTCGAGGGGTTACGATCACGCCTTCGTTGCAATTAACAGGGCAAAAGAAGAAATCC